TTTTATGAAATTTGAAAGAAATTCTACGCTACCTTCGTCCCTAGAGAAAAGCTCAAGGTAAACTACTCTTTTTATCCCAGATTGTAATATCAATTTTGCGCAATCTTTGCACGGAGAAAGGGTACAGTACATGGTGGATTCGTCCGTAGAAACACCCATTTTTGCTGCTTTCAAAAGAGCGTTTGGTTCTGCGTGAATTACTTCTGAAAGTGTCTCTAGTTTCATCCACTTGTCTGTCTTTTCGCAACAGTTGTTCATTCCCTTAGGCATACCATTATACCCAAAAGATATGATGTTACCGTCCTTGACCAAAAGAGCTCCAACCTTTGCTCGTTGGCAGTGAGAAAGGCTAGAGATCTCCTTTGCGACCCTTATAAATACTTCGTCTAACTTTTTTTGTTTTTTCATAGACCAGTTGATCCAAAACCTCCTTCTCCCCTTTCTGTATTCCTTTTTGGCAATTCGTTTACTAACATTACATCCGCGTAATTGATAGGCACCAAAACGAACTGCACGAGTTTCATTCCCCTTTTGATTTCCATCATGATAGGATCGTTGGAAACCTTTATCACGTGTATGTGAATCTCTCCTTCGTAATCCTCGTCAACAACAGAAGCTCCAATGACCAGTCCGTACTTTGTTGCAACACCTGATTTGTTGTGGGCTATGAGCGCGTAACCCTCTGGGACCTGTACTTTTACTCCCGAGGGAATCAACGCTGAATCTCCCTTAAACAGAATCTTGTTTTCAAAGTCCTCCGGCACGTAGAAATCTAAACCCGCTGATTTACTTGTTCCCCTTGTCGGCGCCTTTACGTCCCTTACCAGTTGTACTTTCATCTTGTTTATTTTTTAGATGGTTGTTTAAAGAAGCCATGTAGGAAATTGCGTCAAGGTAATTATCTTCCTTGTAATTCCATGAAGCCCTAGAAAGTTTTAACGCGAGCATGCAGTTGTACATGTCAAAAGCGGTAATATCTTTTCTTGACAACAAAGAAGCTATCTTTGCCGCCTGTTCCATACCTTCTTCGAATGGACCGTACATGCGTTCCTTTTCTTCGTTGCGCTTGAAGACTATCTCGTTTGCTTGCTCGAGTATGTTCATAACATCAATATATAAAATAGTTTTTAATTTCTAAAGTCCTCGTTGTAGGTCTGACATGTCTCCCCACTCTCTTTGAGAATTGATGTCACTGGGTTTTATTGTTGGCTTTGGCATGTTTTTTGCCACGTTCCAAAACCAGTCGCCTTCTTTACCGTGTTTTTTCATGAGCTCCCAACCCTTAGCATCGTAAGTTTTAATACAATCGAAAGGAGGATTAATCCTAGACTCTTTCAAAAAAGGTCGATCGTGACTATAGAATTTTGCTCTGCCAAGTTCTCCTTCTTGTACGTTTCTTGCTACAGCAACTGCATTGAATTTGGTATTCGGTAAAGCAATCTGTAAGGTTCTAGATAAAACTCCTGTAGAAAACACTGTCCACATTTCTTCTATATTAACGTCTTTGAAGTTATCGTAAAATATTCTAACTCCTCCTGCTACTACCATTTCGTGTTTGAGACCAAATGGAAGGAACTTTGCTCCGATCTTTTCAGCGAACTGTTTTGCCCAAATGTTTGCCGTTGGCATTGCAGGTATTCTCAAAAAGATGGGAATTCCTCCGTATTCAATAGCTGTCCTCTGGTGCTCAGAGGCTTCTTTAGAAGCTGGCATTATTAGATACAGTTTCTTATTGTACTTCTTTGCAAGATGACACAAAGAGAATGGAGCGTATCCTGTACGGGGAGCTACGTACACCATTGCGTCTTCTTTTACTTGACTTATCATAAAGTCTCCCATCTTCGCTTTGGTTCCAAATTCGAATTCTCCGTCGTCAATAACATTAAACCCCTCTATGTTTTTTATTGTAAAAGCAAAATCGTGTTTGTAATCTTTAGTGAGATCTAAATAGTATTCCAGAGTCTTTCCGTCTTTAAGATCTAAGTTATTTTGGCCCTTTGCTTTGTTTATAAACATTATATTGTATTTCGTTTAAAACGACTTAATTATTTTTGAGATTGTGGTAATAGAACAGCGGTTTAAGATGCACAGATTGACGCGGTTCCATGACTTCAAACATTTTTGTTCCGTCTCCTTCTTCCCATTTAGAAGGCCAACTGTATATTTTCATCCCAGATGACTTAAGAATAGAGTTAGCAGTTGCTCTAAGTTCCATCCTCTCGTCTCTTGTTCCGAAGTACTTTTCTCCCTTGTAAAGACCTGTTCCAGGAAGTTTACGACTCTCGTGTTCTACGGGAAGTAGTTCTACAATAGTATTGTTTTTTAGTTTGCTGTTGAAGTCCAAATACCTTTTAAAGAGCTCAACGGTTGCTGACTTTGGATCAGGCTGTCTCATCAAATGAAACCTCAAATCGATGTTCCCGAAGTAAGTTATCGTTTCGTCGTAAGCTTCGTTGATCTCTTCTGGTTTGCTTGTGTTTATAAAGTTCCACAGAGTTCTTCCATCTATTCTGTCAAGACCGAACCCAGGTTTCCATACACTGAGAGAGTGGGAATCCCCTATCACTGCTCGTCTATTAACCTTTCCGTAGTCGATGGCGTAGTTCTTGTATTTTGTCTCAGGCCAAATATCTGAGGTTATTTTCATACGTCTAGCGAACTCTGAAAAATCAAAGAGGTTGTTCACTAGTACAATCTCTCCCTTGTACTCTAGCACCGCTTTAATCTTTTCTCTGTGCTCAGATTGTGGTCCACCGGGAACGTTGTAAGAAATCTTGTCCTGTACCCTTATGATTTGATCGCCGATCTGCGCAATTGGTTTTCCTTGGAAGTTTACTCCTTCGCTAAAGAATAATTTTTCGTAAGAACCCCAATCTTTTGGATCGGGATTGACGTCGAACTCGTGATCTCGATGGTAATCCCTAAGTATTTGAACCATGATGTTAGCGTAACCCCCACCGTGATGGTTGGGGGACTTACTAACATTGGATAACATGCTAACTATTGCAACCTTCATTAGTTTCTTTTATTTAATTTAAAACATTCCTCCCATACCCGGAACGCTAGGCTCTTCTTTTTTATCACTTTTTTCGAAAACTACCGCTTCTGTTGTTAGTATCGTTCCTGCCACAGAGGAAGCGTTTTTAAGTGCGGTAATCACAACTTTGGTTGGATCTACGATACCGGATTCGATAGCTCTGACTTCTTTGTGATTCTTAGCGTCGTACACGTTTCCCTCTTTTGGGATCTTGTTCCACCAATCTTCGATACCGGCGTTTGAGAGTATTTTGATGAAAGGCGATGTCAAAGCTTGGTTTACGATGCGCTTAGCGACTATCTGCGATTGGGTATCCGTCTGCGTAAGATTTACTTGTGATTGAAGAAGAGTGACTCCGCCGCCTGGAACTATTCCCTCTGAGAGCGCTGCTTTAGTTGCGAAAAGCGCGTCTTCAAGCCTGTCTTTTCTCTCCCTTATCTCCACATCAGAGTTTCCTCCGACAGAGACTATCGCTACTCCACCTGCGAGTTTGGCCAACCTGTCTTGAAGTTTTTCCTTCTCGTAGGCAGAATTTGCTTTTTCTATCTGAATTTGAATCTCTGTCGCCCTTGCTTCTATTGCCTGAACGTCTCCCTTTCCGTCAACGATTGTGGTATTCTCTTTAGATATCGTTACCATCCTCGCCCTACCCAGAAACTGAGAGAATGCGCCTGCTGCTATCTTGTCAAGTTTTTGCCCCTTGTCTTTAGATACGACTTGACCACCGGTGAGTATAGCTATGTCTTCCAAAATAAGAGTTTTTCTCTCTCCAAAATCAGGCGCTTTGACTGCGCACACTTGAACGATTCCCCTCATGCGGTTTACGATCATGGTTGCGAGAGCCTCGTCTCCAAAATCTTCAGCGACGATGAGTATGGGTTTGTTCTCTGTGTGAGCTTTTTGGAGCACTTGGACAAGCTCTTGAGCTGTAGATATTCTACCATCGTACAACAGAATATACGCGTCCTCGTGAACAGCCTGCATCGTGGTAGTGTTTGTGGCGAAGTACGGAGACTTGTACCCCCTATCGAACTGCATACCTTCAACCACTTCTAGAGAAGTTTCACCGGTTTTAGACTCTTCTATTGTTACTATGCCTTCACGGCCCACCTTTTCTATCGCAGCTGCGATGAGTTCACCGATCTCTTGATCGTTGTTACCTGATATTGTAGCGACCTGTTTGATCTGCTCTTCTGAAGAAACTTCTGTTGATTTTTCTCTGATGTTTTCTACGATCTCGTTTACTAGTTTGTCTATCTCGTTTTTGATCTCAACAGCGTTTGAACCCTGACGGATGTTCTTTAGTCCCTCTTCCACCATTACCGCTGCGAGAAGGGTCGAAGTTGTCGTACCGTCTCCAGCTTCGTCAGCTGATTTTATGGACACC